CAGTTCCCTATGCCCAGATAAAGTACCGTGGTCAGTGATGGCAATTGCTGGCATCCCTAACTCAACTGCACGGTCAACGTATTCTTCTGGAGTAGCAATCCCATCAAATAAACTAAAATGGGTATGGACATGTAAGCCGACGTAGTTCATATTACCAATCAGCGTTAGTTGCTGAAGTGGCAGATGGGCCATCAAAGCCCAAATAGAACGCTTCTTGTTCTGCGTAAGGAACCTTGCGTAGTGCAGACTCTAGTGGGTAAGGCTTAATGTCTCCCCAGTTGAATGGCTCCTTATCTGGTGCAGATGGAATTAGTGTGTAATTGGTTTCAGTTCCCTGTCCATTACGCTTTAACTTCCACTGTACGTTTGAGATGCTTCCTGTTTCAAGTGCATACTCACGAATTGTATTGAATGATGATTGCTTACTGATACCCATTGACCAGATTGCAACATATGGTGCTTCAATGCCGTCGTCAACTAGAACGTTGCAATAGAAACGAAGACGTGCTCTCCAGCCAGCCTTTGGATCCTTGCGGTGCATTTCTTCTGCCCAGTCACGACCTTCTGTGTCCATTGTATCTACAGCCTTGCGCTTGTAGTCCTTTGGGTTTGTGTGTTCTGATACAACAATTGCTAATCCACGCTCTGCGTTATAGTTTGCTGAATCTTCATCAAGTTCTTCTAAGAATCTAATCTTTACTGACTGTCCATCTGCAAGTTTTAGCCACTTAACCTTTGGACCGTCGCCACTCTTTGGGCCATCTAGCACTGGACCCATTTCTTTTATTCCTCTTAGTATTGCCATGTGTTTCTCCTTTTTGTTGTTATGTTAGTTTAGCATAGACTGTATTGATTTGTCAAACTGAAAATCTAGTTCTTGAATTGACTTATCGTCCATGTCGCCTATATCTTTATATTGTTTGTTTAGTTGTATTACGGATACACGAGAGCCAAGTTTTTCAACTATCTTAGTTTTCATGTTTCCACCTGCTTCATCATTATCCGCAATAACAATTATATCATTGAAGTACTTTTGAAGCAACTCTATTTGTATATTAGAAACATTTGATCCAAGAGTGGCAATTGCAGGAAGTCCTACTTGATCAAGCCTAATGGCATCAAATGATGATTCTACAACGTATACCGTTCCAGAACTTTTTACTCTGTGTAAATTAAATAATGTTTTAGATTTTGGAAGTCCTGGAGTATTCTTAAACTCTTTGCCTTCAATTGATCTGCCAACAAAGCCAATTGGTAATCCATCTGGACTGTGAACTGGAACAGTTACCATATCCTGTTTATCTGAATACCCTAAAGAAAATTTAAAAGCAGAGTCTTTTGTTATTTTCCTATAATTAAAATAATCTTTTGCTCTGTCAGATGCTAGAAGATTATTATGTAAACGCTTAAGAACTAACTCATCAAATATTACAAACTCTGGCTTTTTATATAGGGCCCTGTCAATGTCTGTTTCAATACTTGTCTCTGTCTCTTTGCTCTTTATAAATCTTGCAGCCTCAAAGTATGTCCTGTTTGACATGTGCATAACAAATTCTATAAATCCAGTTACGTGGTGACATGCAAAACAAAAGAAAGTTCCATTGTTCTTATCTATTTCTCCTGCTGGGGTTCTGTTGTTGTTGTGATATGGACAGAAAATAATATAGTCTGAGTCAACCTCAGACTCAATCGTTACACCTGTTCCTGTGAGAACTCTTTTGATTTGCTCTTTTGTGTATAGATTGCTGTGCTTCCGTCTATTCCTGCTATCCATTCGCTTTGTTTTCTCCCCGTATATGTTCCGTGTACTGTTAATTGAAATTCAAAATATTTTTTCTTGTGGTTATAGTCTAATGTAAAGTCTGGCAATATGTCAATTCTTGGTACGTAGCCTGATAGTCGCATCTCTGATTCAAGTAGTCTAACATACTCTGCCTTAAGCCTACCAAGTGCTGACTCATCATGTATAACCCCATCAAGGTAGAACTTTTTGATAGGCTTATGATGATAGAAGGTAGGAGGAATATTTTCCTTACTTTTAGACATACCATATTATAACTACTTATCTTCATAATCTTTGTATCTGTAGTATCCCTTGTCAAAGTCAACCTGCACAAGGAAGTCTCCCATAAATCCATTACGATTCTTTCTAAAGGCGCACTCAATAATATCGCTATTTGAGGCTCTTCCCAAAGCAATAACCCAGTCAGCATCGTAGGCAATCTGTCTTGACCAAGCAGTCTGTCCAAGAGTTGGAACACCGCTTAAGTCGTTTACATCGTCTGGTGTGGCAGAAGAGATAGCAATGATAGGAACTTCTTCACCAATAGCCATTAGTTTAAGTTCTCTTGAAAGGTTCTTCATTCGTACCGTTTCATTGTCTGACTTCTGATTAGGAGCCATCAACTGAAGGTAGTCAACGATTACAAAGTCTGGCTTATACTGATCAATCTTTCCACGAAGAACTGATGGATTGATTTCTCCACCCTGGTCATTTGAAATTATATGAAACTCTGGCTTACCCTTTAGATGTCTTTCATGCCAAGCCTTAAGAGTATCTAACTCAACATCTCCGTTAGATAGTTTTCTGTGTGACCAAAGACCTTCTCCCATAATTGTAAATACACGGTTACGAACTTCTGTCTCGCTCATCTCAAGGGAAATTACAAGGGGTGTCTTACCCTGCTTCCAGGCCTGTACAGCGAAGTATAGAGCCATCCATGACTTTCCGATACCTGGGTATGCTAAGAAGACTCCTAACTGCCCTGGCATAATTCCAGAAGGAAGATAGTTATCAAACCCTGGTAGGTTGGTTTTAATTCCAACATGACCTGCTGCCTGCTGAACTTTAAGATTTTCAAAATAAGCAATTGCTGACTCAAGATCTGTTACATCGATGTCACGGATTGCTGAAGTGTTTTTCTTTAACTCTGATGTCTGTGTAATTAGATCATTTAATGCAACATTGCCCTGATTGTTCTGAACATTAGTTGCAGCAGACCTTAATATATCTTTTAGGCTATCGTTTAAGTATTCACCCTGTAACTCTTCAAGGTGATGCTTGGTTGCTCCAACGTTTGGTATTGGAGAGAAGTCTCTAAACTTTTCAGTAACAAGTTCTGCAGGTGGCAAAGACTTGTTGTTCTCAAAGTACAGCCTAATAAAGTTCCAGATATCTCCATGGGTTCTTAGAATATTGTCAACATTTGCCTGTAAAAGTACGTGGATCTGCTTGTCTTGAAGAACTGCAGTAATTAGTTTGGACTCTGTATTATTCACTTAGCCACTCCTTTGCCATTCTTCTACGCTCTGCTCTCTCTTCGTCGTCTTTCTTTTTATCTTTTTGTGCCTGCAATATTTTTTCTGCATTGTATGCAAAGTAGTTCCACGATGGATTCTCTGAAACCTTAAAGTAATACTCAAGTATATCGTAGCAACCAGAGAGTCCGTATGACTCTACAAGGCCATCAGAGGCCCACTGCTCTACGTTTAGATTCAGAGATGGCTTTGATTCGTACCTTGCGGTATGATACTTGCTGTATCTTGAAAGCAAAGCCATACGGTCTTTGCGTTCTGCCATTACTCGTTAATTTCAGACTTTGCTTCGTTAATCTTTTCAGTTAACTTATCTTCTACAAACTTATACACACGCTCAAATGCTTGATTTATATTCTCTCCATTTTTGCGTGAATCAACAATACCAAGATCAAGCCTTAGTGATTGGAAGTTTCCAAGGTTAAGTGTGTATCCAAGTGTAACAGATACTTTTGTGTCTTCGTTTTCCATTTCATACCCTTCGTTAAATAGATTCAGACCAGATTGGAATGAATCGACCATCTTCAGTTCTCGTATATGTAAGTATACCATCGCCCATTCTTCGTGTCAACTCTTGCTTGCTTGGGGTGATATCGTTTGTTATTAAATTATCTTTTCTTGGTCTACCAATATGGTACGTAGCAAGTATATCACGTATCTCTCTTACTTGTGATTCTGAGTAATATGATCTTACTTGAAATCCTCTTGCTCCACCCTTTTGAGATCCCGTTGGAAAAGGAATGACTCCTCGTCTCATTAATGATGGCATATACTTTTTATGACGATTAACTAAATCAGCAGTCTCTCTAACAGTGTATGCTCGCTCACGTTTCTTTTTAAAGTCACTAATTAAACAACTTTCAATTTGATCTTTTGTTATATTATAAACAGACATTATTCCATTAGACTTATTAAGATGATGAATTCTTACAAGGTCTCCATTTAAAAACCAAACTTTTTTATTCCCTGGTATTACAGGGAGGACATTGTAGCCTTCGCTCTCGATACTTCCCTTTTTAATAGCCATAAACCCTCCGCAGAACTTGTTGGTGGATTAAAAAAATCTCTTGATCCGCAAGACATACAGTATGTTTCAAGGTGCCCGACGGTACTGTATTGTCTATCAAGAAACATTCTTCCATTACACTTTTTACACTTCAGCATTAGTTAGGTACGCCAATAATAATAAGGTTAACATTTACTGTAGCAGTTCCAGATTCATTAAATCTTACAGTTCCTTCAATTCCAGAAGTTGTTGGGTCTTTTAATATTACAGTAACATTTCCTCCAGCAGAACCTCCTCCTACATTTATTGCTGTAGCAGTTACAATTGGTGCAAACTTAAACTCACCATTAAATGAATGAGTAAATCCAATTTCTTCTGCAGCAGTAACTGTTTTACCTGCTGGTAACTTTTTAATAACTCCTAAAACTCTAACCTCAGACATTTTTTTATTTTGTGGACCAGAATCTTTTGTATCAATAGTTATATAGTCATATCTTGCTGTTGAAGCATCTCTTGATAAATTATTTATTTCTTGAGCCAGCCTAGAAATGTATGCTACATCTAGTGGTTGACCACGCTCAGGTAGAGGAATTTGTGCCATAATACTATTATACCACTAGGCTCAATGCGTCAGACTCAAAAAGCGTAGCCTTGGTAAATCTCTTTTTTGGAAATGTTGGAACTTGAAGAGCAAACTCAACTGTGGTATATCCCGATAAAGTCTGAATAGTATATGAAGATGTCTGGATGGATGCAACATATTTAAAAGCATCTGATCCCCATTTAACATATAAATCAAAATCAGATTTTAAGTTTGCAGGAGGAGTCCAAACAACATTAATAATTTGTTTATTTTCACTTAATACTAAAGAGTGTGAAATCCAGGGCTCTGGCGATGGTGCTCCATCCACAATTCTTTCTCTATCTATCTCAGGAACAACATTAACCTCGTAGTATTGAGACCAATGAGATGTTCTATTTTTGTCTTCTGATACCACACGATATCTAACTAAATAGTTTTGTGATTCTCCGTTCAATGGTGGAAAATCTTCTTTTTTAATTATAGCCTTTTTGATTCCCTGGTCAGCCATTACAAAACATCCAGACCAAATCTAAACTCAATGTGGTTTGTGCTATTTGGAGCCTTTAGAATTGGTTTTGAGTTTGTGTTTTTAATAACTGAGTACCCAGTTAGTCCATAAAGAGGGTTTGAAGATGTTGTATTTTCTAATCTCAAGGCATCAAGACAAACATAATAGTCGTCAGAGACTACTTCATCTTTTATTACTGATACATAAAATTTTACTACATCAACAACATTCCAAGTAAATCCATCACTCTTAATTAACTCTTCAAATTTTTTAACAGAAACAAAATATCTTCCTGTAGCAAAGTCTACATCTAAATCAGAATCTTTTATAACTGTTTCAAATCTTGCATACTGGCTAGTGTTAGTTGCATCAAGGCCAGTGTTATGAACATCTCCTTGAGCAAACTCTAACATTATTCTTATTTCATCTGGCTGGACATCAGACTGGCCATCTTTATTTATTAAAGAAAATGCTAGTCTTAACTCATCTTTAGGCGATGCCTTATCAAAATCTAACGATGCTCCTGTTAGATGTATATGCTTAGACGCTGGGTCAATTTCAAGTTTTCCGTTAGACACATTAATCGTTGACATGTCTCCACGTATAGCAACCATATTATTTAAAAATCTACATCTCTCTCCCCTTGCCTCACGTTTTTCAGTAGTAAAGATTGGGTTGTCTGCATTTGTTTGAAAAGCAATCTCTGTTTTACTTATAACGTTATTCCCTGAGTGTAACTCTTCTTCGTAAGATGGGATAGACGCTGGCTGACCCTCTCCATGATATTGCCAGTTTTCAGCATCGCTAAATGAAAAAATTGTTCGGCTATCATTTGATCCTGCTGTTGGGTTTGACCCTGCCGACCAAAGACCTACCTCTGTTATTTCATATCTTTCTGATGTTGGAAGTTCTGCTGTAAAAACAATCTTATTAATATTGTTTTCATTAACATACCCTCTTGATGTTATTGGTACACGAAACATTTCAAAATCTAAATTAGTTTTATTTTTTATAGAGTTATTTTCCTCAGTAGAAAAAACATGGTCTGAAGGAACAGGCTTTGCTCCGCAGCCAATAGCAATGTATGAAGCATAAGCAGGGGCCTGCCCCACAAGATACTTTGCTAAAATTTTTTGTCCGTCACTTGTTATCATATCTACACCTCACTAACCCTAATTGTATCATCAAAAGTCTCCCCCTGGTTGATTATTTCTATATCAACCTGCTCCCCTTTTTCAAGGTTTACTAGGTTTATTACAAGGTTTCCTGTTGATTCTTCAATATAGATTATTTCTTTGTTTGGTCCTGTGCCATCTTTTGGCAACTTTTGCTCAAGCCTTATTGGAAAATTTTTAAAATAGTTGTCTGATGTTCCCTGAAGTTTAATAATATTATTAGAGTTATATTCAAGCAATACATTGTTTAAATTTTTTACAATGCTATAAATAATATCTTGACCATTGATTGCATCAGATCTTGATATATTTATTAATTCATGTCCTCCAATATCCTGAAAACCAATCTCAACCATTGCCTCATCTGACAACTTGGGATTACTTAACTGAATCAAGGATGGTGATGCAACCTTTATTGCTTCTTTTGGATCTACTGGCTTATTTGCTGTAGCCTGGTTTGCTGTTGCATCAACGGCCATTATACAACCTCACTTAAAAATATTGACATTTCTGGACCGCTAACTGTTTTAGCATACTCTATATTATACACAACAAATCTGGAGTCTTTGGTTGCAACCTTGTCAATACCATTTTCAATATAGTCTACAGATACGATATCTCCTAGTTGAATCATTGGGTTTGCAAATATTTTAAGACCTACGGACTTCCTTGGTTTTGTTATTTTATTTACTAGCCAAGACATTAAGTTTTCTGCATCATCCTGCGATTGAATGTATGGGACATCCAAAGAAAAATCTTTCTTTCCATAAAGCATTCTACTTGTTTTTATGTCTTGATAATTTCTTGTTACCTTGTTTACAGAAGTTATCAGTCCCGTTTCTTCAAACTGTGGATCTGAAAGATTACTGTTCTTTAAGAAATAATCATCTACACTATATGTGTTTGCTGATTGCTGAGTAAATGTTACACCCTGTATTCTTAAATAATTTCCGCTAGTTTCATCTAAGTTAAGAATTCTATCAGTAGCATTAAATACTAGGAACTCTGCCCCGTATGCTCCTGCTTTAAATCCAGAAATAACATATCCTCTTATGCTATTAAAAGTTGGTGCAATTGTTGCATAGAGTGCTGGATAAGCAATGTCATATTTAAAATCAAATGATGCAGCCTCTCTCATTATTGTTCCAAATTCATCAAAATACATACTAAACTTAGTTGGCTCCGAAGAACTTATTCCTGATAAATATGATGATTGTACTGCTCCGCTCATTGCATATTTTCTTAGTGATTCGTTTGCATTTATTTCACCATCACCAAATGCATTTGATATTGGTGTATTTAGTTTAAAGGATGTATTTTCTGAATAGTTATTTGCTAAAGCATAAACATTTTCAAACATAACTCTGGAAGATCCTCTTACAAAAAGTGCAAGATTGTTATATGCTGGAAGTGGTTTTTCATCAAAAACAGTAGCAATTAGATTTCCATTTATATATAAAAAGAATTTTCTTCTAGACCCAATATCTTGATACTCTACAGAAAGGTCATAGACTGTTGGGTTTTGTTCTGCTGATAGTCTATACTTGCCAGTGAATTTTCCATCATCTACAATAACGTTAGCAAGTCCTTGATACAAAGTAATTGGAACTGCTGTAGAATTTGATGGCCCTTGCTCTATCTTATAAAAAATAACGTTGTTAACATTTTCTCTTTCTTTTGTATTTAAACTTGTTGCGCCCAGAGCAATGATTTCAAAGTAGTATCCGTTATTTGTTTCTGGATTAACCAGCACACCAAGCCCACCAGAACCACCAGATATTTTTATATCTTTGTCTGCTGTGGTTCCTGGCACAACAAAAAGATCTGTTGCTCCTACTGCAGTTTGACCACGCTGAGGGTTGTTATCAATTTTTCCTACAATTCTAATCCTTGTACCAAAATGCTTAAAACTATTTAGCAATGGCTTATAGACATAAGAAATAAAATCGGCTGCTGGCTCTGTTGTTTTAAATCCTGGACCATTTATAACTAAGGCAGAAGACTGAACTGCTCCTACTTTTGTAGTTGTCATGCTATTAATATCAGACTCTGAAATATATTTTGATGAAAGCATGTTTTTTATAATTCCATTTCGTGATGATTTTTGAGCAAACACATTTGATGATAAAGTATCTGTAATATTAATTCCAGCAGGACCAACAGATGTTGTTGGTAGTGTTTGATCTTTTTTAAATAAATACTTAGATTCCATATTACAGCCACGAAGATTGTCATTGTTTGACCAATAAGGATCTATTCCTGCTGAGTGACTAACAATAGGAGTTCCAAACTGACCTCTTCCATGTTTTGCTACCGCTCCATTTTTTAATTTGCTAAGACCACCAATATCTTCATAGTTTGGCTCAGAATAAATTCTTACTCTTCCAGTCGGATAAATTTTTCCATTGAATGGTAGTGATGAAAAATACTTGTCATACTCTTGAACGCTGTTTATCCAAACATCGTTAGACCCTGCTACGTTATACTCAACAGCATCATATTTTATTATTTCTCCATTAGAGTAAAAGTATCCATTGTATCTTGTTACCCAATAGACTGCCTCTCCAAGATCTATTATGTTGTCAATTACCTTACCACCAGATACGCTTGGAGGGTTAGAAGATAAATTAGAGTTTAGTGGAATTGCTGCAAGTGCATAACTTGACATATCATTAACTTCTGAGTTAATTGACTTTGTATTTTCTGTACCCTGAACTTCCCAAAGAAGAACTGGCTTATATATCCAAGACTTTTCATTATCAACAAGTGATGCCTCTCTTATTGTTCCCACGCTTCTTTGCATGCTTCTTGTTGTATAGGATATTTTTCCATCATTATATACTTGATTGTCTTGTGAATTAACTTCTATTATGTTTGATAGTTTATCTTTTGTGTTTTTATTTTTAATTACCTCAAAATTTTCAGAGTCTGAAGATCCGTAAAGAGTTAGGTCTGTAGGTCTTTGAGTTTTTGTAGGCATCATATAGTCTTTGCTCATCATAACAAAGTTATTATATTCATCAAAGAACATTGCAGTCTGTGTAGATAGGGCCAGATCTTCTAGTATCTGGGCAACGCTCTTGTCTGGAGGAATGAAGAAGTATGGAATAACAATTTCAGATTCCCCATCTACCCTCTTAAAAATATAATTAGAAAAACCAATTGAGTCTAGCAGTATTGAAACTGCAACACTTAGAGATACGTTAGACATCAAAATTTCTGGTGCTGTTTGTGATTCAAAATACAAGTATAAATCTCTTAGCGTCAAGCCAATTCTTTTAGACTGATTGTCTACTTTAGGAAAGCCATCTGAATACATTGTCTTAATTGGAACATAGTAGTTTGCGTTTAAACTATCTTTTAATATTTCGTATATCTTTACCTGAATATTGTTTAAAACATATTTAGAGATAATACTATTTTTGTTTAAAGGATTAAATGAGTCCTCAAAATCAAAAAGTGAAAGATCTCCTGTAGATGCAAGCAATTGTCCAACTGGCATTCCGCTAACCCCAAGATCTGATGCGCTTTTGTTTATAGAAAATGACTCAACCATATCAGAAAGATCTGCAGCAAGTCTTGGAGAAAATTCTATTAAGTCAAAAGTAGAATCAAATTTTTTCATAGTGTCAATGACAATTCTTATTCCAGAAATATATTCAAACTCTTTATATTTTTTTGTTCCGTTATATATGTATGATTTTGGATTGCTTAACTCAGTAACAAAACTTGCAGAACTATCAGCCTCTGATTCTTTAAGTTGCCATGAGTAGTTTGGAATAAATGTTTTCCATTCTTCTTTATACCATATATGATATGATCCAGCCTGTTCAGAATTTTCAATAATTAAAAAAGCATCACCTTCTTTATTTCCAAACTCTGGTATTAGGCTTGATGAAGAAAGTTCTCCGCAATCATTAAAGATGTCTGAGTATATATTTGGAACAATTAAACCATAAGATAATTCGACATATCCGTCTGATCCTATGATAGAACTTCCATCTTTTCTTTTTTCTTGACCAGAAAAAGATATTGCATCTAACCAACTATTATTTTTTAAAACTTGGATTTTCCATTTTTCTGGAGTAGTCTGGTTTGATTCTCCAAAATATGGGTCTGAGAAAGACTCGCTATTATTTGCATATGTACCAGAATTAAGATCTCCAACGTTAGTTTGCATCTTTACAACAATTCTATTTGCTGGAACATTTTCTTTATAAACAACAAATGGAGCAGTGTCTTCAATTGCATGCTTTCCATTTATAGTTTTATTAGAAACACCATACTCTATTCCAGACTCTGTTCTAAAAGATGTCCAATATTTAAATGGATCTTTTTTATCTGCCATATAATATCTTGGTCTTCTTGCCATATTTATATTTGGACTGTGCAAAAACTTACCATTAAGAAAGGTTGCTTTGTTAATTCCAGATCTTGGTCTAAAAGATTTTAAACAATCTTCCAATGAGTACAACATTTTTAGTTTATCTTTATTAGCAGAAAGAAATACTGGAGTATCATTGTCTTCAAATCCTCCATCAACAAGAACATCTGCATCTGTTGCTCCATAATAAAATGCGGGAGAAGATGTTTTAGTTTCTTTAACAAAAGTATTAGGAATGGTTCGGTATATAGACTCGGCATTGTTTGGACGATATCTATAGTTTCCGAGTTCCAATATGTTTGTAGCAATATTCATATTCCACTCAAGAGCAACCAAAGACTTTGTGCTAATAGATGAAGTTGTTTCTATATGGTTTAGCAGATCTTTATCTTGAAACATTATGCCTCTTCCAGTGTTAAAGACACATTCCAGAAATCAAAGTTTAAGCCACTTCTTTTTACTACTGAGTAATTAAAGTCTGAGAAAAAAACCTCTATAACTTCATTGTATTTGTTTGTATTATTAAATCTATCATCCTTTGCAGTTTGAGGATCATTATTAAAATTAGTATATTTATCATAAGCAAGGTAAACCCAAAAAGATCCTTTATGGTTTTTATACCAATCAAGAATTTCTACTCCTCCTGCTCCTCCATCTGTTGTAAATTCTAATGGGCTTTGTCTTGTTACTGTCTTTGCAAGATCTGGATTACCATTGGAATCAAACCCAGCATGTGTATCGTATGCTCTTGATGGTAACATATCCCAGGAAACATTAATTTGTAGTTTATCTGCAATATGGTATGACCTCATACGGCCATTAATCATTCTCTCCCTTTTTTCAATTCTGTTGGTACTAAATTCTATTGGTGACCTATTATCATCAGAGAGTATTAAAAACTCCCCAGATCCCTCTGCAGAGGCTGCTAATGACCCTATCTCGTTTCCTTCTGGAATATAAAATCCGTCTACCTTGATTCCCTGGTTATCTGCAAAAAGCATTGCCTGTGGTCTTTGATATTTCTTACGACCTGCCATGTATAGATTGGTTGCCATTATACTCTAACTCCTCTAATCTTTTGTGAATCAATGCTCTTTATTTGAGTCATTACTGCTCTTGCAATTTCGTCTGGGTTTGAATCAGACTGTACATTTACATTGATACTATAATTATACACTGAGTCACCAACAGAAGATCCATTATTAATTGCCTTCATAGTTTCTGCACCATGTGCATCAACAGCGTACTTGCTCATTACAAATTCTCCTGGAGTTAGCATTGCTGGTACAGTGTCAGTACCTCTTGCAAGTCCACCTGATGCAAATGCTTGCAGGTCAAATCTTCCACCTATGCCACCACGTCTATCGTTAGACCTGTTAAAGTCAAGCGTTTCTAAGCCAGAAGCATCTGCGTTAGCATTTACTGCATTGTATAAAGAAAGACCAGCAAGGCTTCCAGATCCAACTATGCCACCAATAATTGTTGCAATAGCGGACTTACTGTTTCCGATCTCTGAAGTTTGATTTAAATTTGGCTTAGTAATTTTAGCAAAATTTTCTGTTGATATGATCTGCATTTCTCCATCAATATATCTAGGTACAGTTTCTGGCATTGTTTTAATCTTCATTGACATTCCAGGAATATTTCCCATGCCCCAATTAGTAAAGGCATCTCCATGCCTATATCCAAGATATCCAGCCTTAAGAAGTTCTTGCATAATTGGAGCATTTATATTAGCATTTACGCTACTCATACCTTGTGGATGTGTACCAGTTTTTTTAATATAGTCTTGTATAAATTTTTCCATTTTTGGTGGATCTATAAATCCCTTACCCATTAATATCTTAAGTATTGCTTTTGGCGTTAAATGTACGCCGTATTGAAATTCTCCAAAATGTCTAAAAACACGTTCAGACATTAACGAGTCGGTTGCACTATACAGGCCTGGACCAAATGCATTCATTGGAATATTGTTTGGCGAAGTTTGTGATAATATATATCTTTCTAAAGGAGATGGAAGATCTGTAATCTCTGCTCTGGCTCTGTGAACACCTCTTGCTATTTGAATTAATGCTCCTGGACCACCTGGAATTGAATCTGTTATTGCTTGAGTGATGTAGTGATTTTTTAATGCTATATCATCTCCCGCTTGTCTTGCCATGCTCATATTTCTTCCAAAGTTTGTGTTTGCAAACATTTTTGCAAGTGGCTCTAATATTGAATCTTTTGTGTCAGTTAATTTTTTCTTAACTGGAGTCATAACATCTGAAGTAATGTTTTTAAACATGTTGGCATATGATGCTTTTCTATATTCTTTTGTTTCATCAAACATAGATTTTTGAATATAGGACATCTCAGAAGGATCAGTTTGTCTGAGTGCTTTAGGATTAAATTCTTTTCCTAGTTTGGCAAGAGGCTTTGTAAATGGTGCAGCAGTAAGTGATCCTAACGTTCTTGAAAGTGTAGAAGTAAGGCGCTCAGTTGGGTCTGCACTATTCCATGCCGATCCTGCTGTTCTAGAAAACCCTTTCCCAAAACCTTTTGCTGCCCAGATTGTTTTATGAAGTAAATCAGATACTTCTAATCCTATTCTTCCTTTGCTGGCAACAGAAGAAAGAAACTTCTCAGTAGGTGTAGGTGGAATTGGGTCCCATGGAGTATCTATATCCCATAGATCTTTTGATCCTGATGACGATGACATAAACTGGTACTGTCCAGGAGGCGCTACGTATTCTTCTACTAAACTTGGTTTTTTTGCTACTAATGATTTAGCACCAGAACTAGCCTTGCTTAATCCACGAACTCCAAGACTAATTCCTGGCAATACTCCAAGTACGTCTGCTGCAGTTCCAAGTTTTTTGCTTCCAAATATTTCTGGGCTTGTATTGTTTTTTAAATTAAATGCTGAGGTATAGCCAGACAACATTTGACCAGTTTGCAAAGCCATGTAGTCTTTTTCTTGCTGAGTTATTTTAGATTTAATATTAGTGCTTGTATTAAAAGTCTTTGATGCACCAACATTAAACATACCGCTTAGCATTGAAGAGAATGCATTTACTGGGTTAAACCTACTAAACCAATTACCCTTTTTGTTTCCAGCAATGCCACCTTCTGAAAGCATCTGTAGGCCAGTTACACCATATACTCCGTTACCAATACCACCCATAGATGCGCCAGAGCCTGCATAGCGGTCTACAGGTTTGTCTATACCCATTCCTGGACTGCTGTAATCTTTTGGTTGCTCTGCTAACTGATGGAAGTAGTCTGAGAAGTTTGGTACCTTGCCACTAAATGGAAGTCCTGGAATTTCAGTTCCGCCCCATGGATCTTTACCTGTAGTATTGAATATTGGCTTTCCTTTGCCATCAAACCCGATTGGAGATCCTTCGTATAGTCTTTCTAACTCTCCCCAGTATCTTCCAGTTGGGCTTCCAGTAGGCTGGTTGTTAGAATCATAAGCAGAACTTGGTTTAACTGGTACTGAAGAACCAAGGTTTCTGATTATGTCAAGTACTTCTGTTGGAGTTACTGCTGAAGTCTTTTTTGGATACTTTTTGTCATTAAGTGTTTTAAAGAATTTTGGTCCATATTTCTTTACCGCAGACTTTTTAACTACAAATTCTCCAGGTGTAAGCATTGCAGGAACTGTGTCTGTTCCCTTTGGCTTAAACTCTGGGTCAGTACTTCCGCCCTTTCTATATACAACTCCGCCATCTGCCCAATATCCCATACTCTCTAAAATAGGTCTTGCGCTTGCTTCTCCCATTCCATGAAGCCATGGATTTAATGCCCAACCTGCCTCAAAAGATCCTTTGTGATTTGAGTTGGTCGGATCAGTAGTCTCTGCATCTTGTGACATACCAAGCAATGATCTTTCTTCTCCTGTCAATAGTTGACCACTGTTTAATTTTCTTAGAGCATCTGCAATTGCTTTAGCCTTTGCTTCTGCTGCATCCTTAACTGCTTTATTTGCGGAGTCTCCATCTGATGGACCAGTCATTCCTAGCAGAGCCTTTTCTTCTGCTGTCAATGTTTCTCCAGATGTTAACTTTCTTAGTGCTGCAGCAATTGCCTTGGCTTTTGCTTCTGCTGCTGCTGTTGCAGCGGCTGCAGATGATGCTGCTGCTGCTGCGCTTCCGTCATCTACGCTCTTAACATATCTTGTAACGTTCTCAGTTATGTTTCTAATCTCATTAATTATCTGATCTGTTTTAACTGAATCAGGAATATCATTAATAGCATTTAAAATATCATTCCAAGACTTTGCACCAGCGGTAACCGCTGCTTCTGCTGCCTGTGTTGCAACGGCATATGCCTCTGCTAAATCTTTAACTGCTGTTACTTTATCTAAAGTCTCATCCCATTTTTCAAGAGTCATTCCTGTAGTATCGTCAATAGCAACTGCCTCTTCTGCTATTGCTGTAAGATATTCTTCTTGAGACTTCAAGATATCGTCTTGTTCTACTAGTTTGTCTAAGTTTGCCTGCAATTGCTTTTCTTGCTCTATAAGAAGTTTTTCTTGTGCAACTAATGCTGCAATTGCAGCATTGTGTGCATCTTCTGCTGCTTGTAGTGCTGCTGCTCTTAATGCTTCTTGTGCCTCAATTTTTTCTTGTTCTAAAACAATTTTTTCTTGTATATCTAAAATGCTTTGACTTAGCGCTTCTATTTGTTTTTCTATTTCTAATCTAGCAGGGTCTGTTTCTAGTTTATAAATTTCTTGACTTATTACAAACTGTCTTTCTGAAATAGCCTCTCTAGTCATTCCGCTTTCTGCACCAGTTAGCGCTGAAAGATCATTGGTTCTAGCAAGTTCAACACCCTGCATTATTGTATCTGCTTGATTATTTGCGTAAGATGCTGACATCTCATTTGCAACTCTTGCTGCTGCTGCTATATCACCTTGAGAAAGAGCATCAGCAAGATCTAACTGTTGTCCTTGTGCGTCAATAATTTCTTGGTTTAACTTGTTTACTTCTTGCAAGGCTTCTACTTGCTTATCATATTTCTCATTAATATCTTCTGCAGCCTTATCCATTATGGCAAGGTCATTGCTTAGCATTTGATTTTCTTTATTAAATGCCTCTATCTTATCTGTAAACCTCTTCTTTATCTCATCTTCTTTTGCCTTTATGTTTTTTTCTATTGACTTTATTTGGTTTTCATATTTCTTAATTCCATCTTGAATTGACTTAATCGTCTTGTCAAATGAACTATTCACACTGTCAAGGGCTGCCCTCAAACTGCTTTCAGAGTTTGCAATTTGGTTTTGAATTGTATTTCTTTGATTTGCAAGACCCTGAAGTTGTGATGATGCAACATTTATTGTCTTGCCAAGTGCTGCTCTTTCCTTTGCAATACTGTTTATTGTTGCACCTGCTGCAACGGTTGGTATCTTAACTCCTGCTTTTGCGTATCTTGCTGCAACATTTGCAGTTGCAATTTTACCAACTTCTTGAGGTGCCTTACTTGAATCTCTATAATTTGATACCGCTGAAGTAAGTTTATCAGCAGTTAGGTTATTATAAACAGTTCTCTTTGAGTCCATTATCTTTCTTGCTGCTGCTGCGCCTTGCTCAACCTGCCCTGCAATATCTGCTTTTATAAAATTTAAAACAATATCTATCTTTGAGTTTTCCTTTATAGCATTAAGTCCATCAACAATTCTTTTAAGTGTGTCTGCAGCCATACCAGCAGAAGAATTATATTGATCCATTGCAGCGATTGCTTCTGACAGTGAACCTGCATCTCCAATAGCAGCCCTTACACCATCTTCTGAAACACCTTGACTACGTAAGAATTTTGCAGCATCTGCTGCTCTTGACATGTCTGCTTGTCTTTGAAGTTCTGATGTACCTCTGGAAAGCATGCTATTAATTTTTTTTCTATTCTCAAGTTCTTTAGTAATTTCAACATTTTGCTTTAATTGATTTTCTGTTATTTTACCTGAAGCAATTAACTGTGTAGTATATTCATCTGTTAATAGACCTTCTATTGTTGCAGAATCATATCCAGCAGCGACTAGTTTAATTCTTGCTTGCTCTTGCTCTCTCAGTAATGAAAGAGACCTACCCTGAGCAGCGTTAAAATCTCCGATTACCTTTGCATTAAAATACTCGTTTAATAGTTTTCCATCTTGAGATAAAACCACATCTCCAGGCTTGGTTGTCTCTGGTAAGAACTTGCCCTTGTTATATGGGTCTTTTATTTTTCCTTTATTTTTTCCAGATTTAAGTTTAGGACCTGCTGTAGTAATATACTTTGCTTGTTCTGCTGGGTCAAGAGCCATGGCCCAATCAATAAACTGCTTGTTACGTCCTTGGGCAACCAGTTGTTGATCTATTCCTAAGAACTTATCTCCCACAGCCTTAGAACCAGTTTTTGCAAGCGCCTTTCTTAATTCTTCAATTCCTCCTGCTGCATTTATTGCAGCATTTCTAACATTCTTTAATTTTGCAAGTATCTCTATAAATGGATCTGTCTTTGTTAGACCATCTCCATCTTCTATGCCAAGCATCTCATTTAAAATTTTTGCATATCTCTTAGGGTCTTCAGCAAAATATCTTGCTCCAGCCTCCATCATTTGTCCAACAGATTTTTTACCTGTAAGAACAATTTCTGGATATTGACCTGACTGAACTCCAGCATATGCAGCAGCATCGGAGTCTGATGCTCCTCTTGCCTGAAGGTATGCTTGAAGAACATTTGCATCAGATACAAGTGTTTCAATGTTAAGCAACATTGTTCTTGAAATTGTTTTTCCGTCTCCAACTAGTTGCTCCCAGTTATCAACAATGTGCTGATACCTAGGATCTTCTATTGCTTTAGCCTTTAATTCTGCTTTAGTTACAAATTTTTTGTTACCCAAGAACTTGATCATATCTGCAATTCTTGTAACTTTGTCTTCACTGTTAACATTAACATCTAAGACAATTCCATATGTGTCTTGTATCTCAGACAATATTTGAACTGCCTCTGTTAATTCTCCATTAGTGTAATCATCCTTATCATTATTTAACAGTTTAATAATAATAGTTTTTGATTCTGTTTTTAGTCCAGCCTTTGATAGCAACCTTGAAACAACATTTGCTTCTGCAGCATTACCACTAAAAGTGGTGTCAACTAAGATATTATATTCTTTTTGGAATTCTTCATTTCCTAGCATTTCAATCAAGGTCATTGGATCAACGAGTCCACTTGCAAACTCTAACTGCATCTCTGTTTTAAATGAACTATTTTCTAATGCCTCTAATTGAGTAATGGCTGCATCTTTAAGTGCTTTCATTGGACCTTTTGTATATAGTGCATCGGCTGACGCTTTGATAGCAGCATTAAAATTAGTATCTCCAATTAAGTCTTTAGAGGCTACGATAGTATTAAGTTGGTCTTCGTTTTGTTTGTTTAAATCATCTAGCGCTTTCTTTCGATCTTTTTCAATCCCCGCAATTTCTTTTTCAGTTTTAGCAGTCTTTAATTTAATGTCATACTGCTTATTTAATGAGTCTATTAGTTGTTGATTGTTTGCCAACTCCTGAATCATTAACTGTGCACCTGCAGTCTGAATCTTAGTTGATTGTGCTGCTGCATCTCTTAGTTGGAAGAAGTTTGATGTTGCACCCATTGTAATAATAGATAATGCTTTATCTAAACCACTCTTTTTTGGATCAAAGAAGTCTTGATAAATTTGAGGACTTATATTTGCCATTACTTGATGGCGAAGTCCCTTTTCTCCTCTTAAGGCTGACTGTGCATTTGCCATGGTTCCGCTCTTGCCTGCGTAAGTTTCTCCTCCACCTGTACCTGCAAAGCGGCCACCAAAATTTAGTGGATTATAGGCTCCTAATAAGTCAAAATTTTGTTTTGCTGCATAGTCAAACATTTTTTTAGCAGTTTTAAATGTATTCTTATCAATATCTAAAGCAACCTTTATTGGGTCCTTTTTAATATTTTCTCCATTAGGCCCAGTGATTCGAATTATTTCTCCAGAAATATTTGCAGATAGAGGATAATCCTGTAACTCATTTCCAATAGCCATTGCCAAACTTCTTGCTTGGTTTGAGTCTATAACTCCACTAAGCATTGCGCTAGATAGTTGAGATCCTAGATTCTTACCAATTTCAGAACTTGATAGCCCTGCTTTTACTTGTGTTTCTATATCTGCAAGTAATGATTTACCAAAGTCTGACTCAAGTATTGTCTGTCCAACTTTGCGTTGCTTTTCTGTTGCTCCAACAAGTCTATCCGCTCTGGTTTTATCTGCTTCCTCACTTGCTGAAACAGTTTTAGTTATTTCTGACAAAGCAATTAGTTTTGTCTTAGTCATAGACATTGCACTACTTAATGCAATACCTTCTTCCCTGGCTTTTTTCAAAGCAGCATTAAATGCATATACTGTGCCTGCAAGTGTAAGAAGTCCTACAGCAACAGCACCAACTGGGTTTGCAAGCATTGGGGCCATTCCCGCTACAGCAGATGCACCCATCATTGCCATTCCGCCAGTTTCATTACCAGACATTAGTAGTCCAGTGCCAGCAGTACCAAGTGCCATTGCTGCGCCACCTGAAAATCTACCAATCTTTTCTTGACGTAGATTTCTTAATTGTTTAGCATTTTCCTTTTGAGTTTGTCTTTGGTTATTTAATGTTCTTCTCTTATCCTCTGCTTCAGCAGCATCAAAATTAAGAGCCATCTGTCTATTAAGTTGTGCTCTTCTTTCATTTTCTAAAAATCTTGTTCTTGCAGCAGCAGTTTGCTCTTTTTGAATTCTTGATTGTTCTTTTTGATTTCTTGCTTGTTCTTGTTGTCTTCCTTTTTCTTCTCTTGCTGCTCTTGCAGCAGCGTTAACCTGAGACTCTTTAATCTTTAATTCGTTTTCTGCAAACCTTCTAAGTGCTCTGTCAATCTCAGACTGACTGTAACCTTTGGCTCTCATCTGTAAAGCAAGTTCTCCTTGTTTTACTGTAGGGTTAGTTATTCCGCCTGTATTTCTTACTACACTTCCATCTCCCTTGTCAAAACCACGTACACGTACAAGTTGTCTTGTCTGGGATGGAGTTGTTATTGTTTCTGACTGATTCTTTCTTACAAGAACATTATCTGAAGTACGCTTACCATTTTTTCCTACAGGAACAACGTTTTCTGGAATAGGAACACTGTTTTTATTTCCTATTTTCTTTACAGTTCTTGCTGGAACATTTGCAACGCTTTCTCCCTTTTTTGCACCAACGAATACTTCGTCTGCTGAGGTTGCTGCCAAGTTAATTATTCTTGATGGCTGTATTGCTGGATCTCTAAGTATAGCAAGTAATGCCCTAGCGTTTACTCCAGCATTTCTAGGCAGTTTTACTTTAGGAATCTTTCCACCATTTGCTTTATGATCTGCTGCCAATGATTCTAGTTCTGCTGCTCTTGCTACAAGTGATCTTTGTTCTGGTGTTTCTGGATGTAGTCCAGTTGCCATAAAGTCTGCTGCTCTTTGATATTCATTTAAAAGTGCTGGGTTTAACTTAAGAGGATTTAAGTTGCCACCATTATTCCACTTTAGAATATCTTGAAATCTTGAAGAACCAGTTCCGATATATCTATTGAGAGCAAAAGTATCATACTGTGCTGTTCCAGTCTTAAATTTTACAGCATCTCTTCCACCAATACCAGCATTTCCAGTTGCACTTATATGAGATAACTCTGGTTTTAATTTTTGAATAATTTGAGCATCGGTAAGTCCTAGTGCTCTCATATCTATTGCTGCTTTAGACTTTAAAGGATCTCCCATTCTTGCTCTATATTCATCTAAAAGTTTCATTGCTTCAGGTCTAACAATACTTGAAAGTACTCCTTGACCACCACCTGCGCCCTTATTGGATGATCTTAGATCTGTTTTAAGTGCCGATACACTAGCAAACCTACTTCCTTCAAACCCTCCCTTATCAACAAAAATGCCCTTATCATTTGGAATAGCACCCATTCTATAAAGAACGTTATTGATTACCTGTTCTTTTGTTCTTGCATATTTTGCTCTACCGTCAGGGTCTGCCTTAAATGATTCTAAGTCGTCTGGATGAAGATACTTTGTTACCCCATCAACATCGATTGGAGTCATTCTGCTTAGTTCGTTAATAAATGCTGTCTGTCTTGGAGAAAAACTCTTATCTTTGCCAGAAGGAGGAAGAGGTACTACTCCACCTTGCCAGGCTGCCTTTACTATTTTTGATCTAACTGGGTCTACTGAGTCTAGTGATTCTAGTGTTGTTCTAAATGCGGCTTCTGCGCTTCTTCTTAAATCAGCACTCTTTGATTGGCTGGCTTCTACAGATGCAATTTCATACTTGCTGAGTTGTTCTAATATTTCTTGAGGTCGTGCACCCGAACCAATTCCTGTTTCTGCTTTTATAACACCATTAGCAGCACTAGCATGAATTGGTTGGAACTTAGCCCAATCTACTTTTGCTCCAGCCTTAAGTCTTTTAAGAAGATTGTCATAAACAATTTGCTCATCTGGCTCAAGATCCCAAGACTTAATAAGTTTTTCTACTCTAGGAATAGATTGATTGATTTCTTGCTTAATTGCATTTTCGTACTGCTGTGGAGTCATCTTGCCTGCAATTGATGCTGTTTCCTGTGCAAAGAATTTCTTTGCTCCGCCCTTAATACCAAGAAGATTAATCATTGCTTGCTCTTCCATACTTGGCATTACATTAGCGTAATCTCTAAAACCAGATGCTCTATCAAATGCTCCAGCATTTCCAACGTCCGCTACTATTCTTCCAGATACGTTTGCCTGCTGTAAATCCTTGTCTCCTCTTAAAGTCGACCCAACCAATTGCTTAACCATATCACCTTGTGTAAACTTGCCATCCATTGCTGCAATTCTTGGATCATATGGTGACTCAATAACAATAAACTTTCTTTGCCCTGTAATATCTGTCGGATCTACCATTGTTCTTATTACTTGCTTTGGAACAATCATTCCTCTAGCAGCCTCAATCTGAGTCATACGTACTTCTGCTAATGCAGTCTTTTCATCTATTGTTGGCTTTACTACTACTATCTTTCCGTTAGGCTTTCTGTATACCCCGCCAATTCCACGTTCAGGGAAACTGTATCCTTTAAAGCCTTGAAGTTTTGTTCCAAAGTTTGAAGGTGGCATGGTGCCAAATCTTCCAAGACTTACCTGCTCAGATATCTTGTCTAGGATTTGTCTAGACTGTGATGCTTCTTTTGCAGTTTTTGGCATGCCAATAAATACTGGACCTACTGGTGCTTCTGGGTGTGGCTCATTATATCCCTGACGTGCATCATCTCTTCTTCTATACTTTGCTTGTTGTGCTTTTCTAACTGCTGCTGGACCATCAGATAATGGTATTCCTTTTCCTGGTCCTCCAGGAAGTCTTCCAGCCATAAATCCTGGAACCTTGTCTTGGAACATTGCAGAAATTAAACCTCTATACTTATTAGTTGTTTCTGTAGGGATAACGGCTTCTCCTGGAGAAAGCATTGCTGGAACAACATCTCCTGCACCCTTCGGACCTGGTACGCTTAAAACTCCCTCTCTATACTTTTTAACTGGTGGTAATCCACTTGCTGCTTTCTTGGCCCCACGAACTCCGCCTGCAAACAATGCTGGGTTTTGTGTTGCCATAGTTCTCATCTGTGTGCTTAATGAATTGTATGATGAAGCAAGAGCATTTACAGATGCTTTTTCAACATTAAAAACTTCAATTAATCTTGTGTGTGTTTGATGAAGTTGTTGAGATGAGGCAGCATTTTCTATCTGCTCTTGGGTCATATAATTAAATCCTGCACCCAATATATTTGTTTTACCATTTAATTTAGCAATTCCGCCACGAAGCATTGCAAAGAATTTAATAACATTTGCAACACCGTTAGCAAGCAAACCAAAAGTCATAAGTAGAATTGGGCCGATGCCTGCGACTGCTCCAACAATAATAGCAACAACCTTTTTAGTTTGATCGCTTAGCCCATTAAATTTTTCAAAAAGCCCACCAAAGAATTTAACTATTGGAGTTAATGCTTCAAGAAATATTTTTCCTAAAGGCATAATATCTTGTTTAAATTGTTCTATTGCTGCCTGAAACTTAACGCCTACTGAGTCTTCAATCTTTTTCATTTCTCGCTCAGATAAGATTGCTAGTTCTTCAACTGAGGCACCTGCTAATCCAAGTGCTCTTGATGCCTGTGATCCATCCTTTGTTACGTTTTGAAAAAGTGTTGATAGACGAGCAAACTGGAACTTACCAAACATTTGCTCAATTGCTCTTGCACGGTTAAGTGGGTCAAGAGTATCGAGTGCTTGTGCAAAACCAATAACAGTATTTTTTAGGTTTCCAGCATTGGCATTAACAATACCCTTTATGTTGATACCAAGATCTGCAAGGAATCCTGCTGCCTTCTTAGAAGGATTAATCATAGAAGCAAGACCAGACTTAAGTGCGTTAGCACCTTCTGATGCGTTAATTCCACCTTCCTTCATTGCTGTAAGGAAGAATGCAAGATCTTCTACAGATCCACCAAGTTGCTTTATAACTGGTGCTGCTTTTGGAATTGCTATAGTTAAATCTTCGATAGACAGAACAGTTTGGTTTTCTACTGCGTTAAGAAAGTCAATCTTTTTGGCAAGTTCTTCGCTAGATAAACCAAAAGCATTTTGTAGAGACATTGTTGTTTCAAGTGCTTGCTGCTGTTCTATCTGTCCAAGCACTGCTAACTTTGTTGCTGTTTCAACTTGTGCCGTTAATGCGCTGCCTGCAAAACCTGCTGCTGCTGCAGTTCCAGCCATCTCCATTGTCTTAGTTACGGCAACACCATACTTGGTGTACTCGCTTGCCAATGTTCTAACATTTTCTACTGCTGCATTAACTTCTGCATCATTTGTAAATGCATCTCCATATACACGACGGAACTTTATAATCTCAGCGTCTAGTTCTCTAAATGCCTTTGCTGCTGCAGCACCAAATAAAGCAAGAGGCATTGTGAGACCAACCATTAACTGGCGACCAGCCCACTGTGTGTTTTTACCAAAGTTTAAAAGTTGTGTAGAACCTTGCTTTAGTAGTTGATTGAGGAACTGCTGTCTTTGAGCAGCATACTGAATTCTTGCTCCAAGTTCTGTAAATTTTCCACTAGCCATTTCAAGGCTTTTTGGCATAATTCTAATTGCATCCATAAACCCAGCATTGGATTTATTCATTTGAACATATTGTGCTTGAAGTGCTTTTACTCTATCTCTACGAGCACGGTTAATGATCTCTCTTTCTTGCTCAAAGGCTTTGCCAAGAATGCGAGTGTTGGCAGTTGCTGCTGCCATTGTATATCTATAATACTCACGTAGTGATAGTTTATTTTTTTCTAATGCTGAAGTAAAGGCTAAAGTACTTCCTGCAACTTTTACTTGGCTTGCAGAGAATTTTCCTGTAGCACCAACAGACTGTATAAGTTGTGCATTTAAACCCTTTTGGGCATTTGCTGCAGCCAGGTTGCCCTCAGCAAGTGTTTGATGAAACCTGCTGAGGCCTGCCTGTAAAGAACGAAGTTGTGCGAGAGCGGCAGTTGTATCAAAATTAATATTTATATTAGAATTTACATCTGCCAATTCTCAAGACACCTCTTTTATTTTATTTTATTTAGTCAACGAAGTTAGTACTGCGCTTGCTTCGTTGTTTTGAACACCCGATGCTGCATCAATAATTTCGTAAACTGTAGGAAGATCTAGAAGTTCTTCTAGTGCTGCCTTGTCTTCTGCCAACTCTGGCTTGAATTGCTTCATTGCAATCTGTGCACACTCAATAAGGATATCCATTGACTTATCATTATCTTCAGATACAGAAGAAAGCAATGCAAACTTAGACATAAATGGTCTAAGTAGTGATAACTTAAGTGGTCTTACTGAGATTTCTGTTCCATCAATTAATGTTACAGTTTTCTTGTTTAAAGGCTTATCAGCCATAGTTTTCCTCCTTGTAGGTTAACAATTAATTATACCACGCTGGACGGTGCAGATTCGTCTAATTTTTCATAGGTTAAACCCATACCAATTCCAAACCCTGCTTTTTGTGCATTGTATCCCTGAAGAGCAACAATATCTTTAGAGTCTGCTGCTTGACCACCACTAAATACCCTGGCTTTCATCTCTTCCCATGCATTTCCCTTGTTGCTTGCTTTGTCTAAATCAACACCTTGCATTGCAGCAAGAAACTTCTTTTGAGAATAGTCAAGTTCTCTTTTTACTTTGAGAGTTGCCATTATTTCTGGCATTGACATAGATGATTCTAGTTCATCATAATCTTTCCATATCCCAAGCAAAAACACCTCTGCTTCTATCTCTGCTAAATCTAAGTCATCCCAAGTAGATCCACTTTCTGCTGCTTGAGACTTTACTGGCTCTTCAGATTTTTCATTTATCTTTATGCCTGCTGAAAAATCCAACAACTTATATATTGTTGGCATATCGATATTGTCTTCTAATTGCTCTTGAGTCTTTATACTTGGGTAGTACTGCCTCATTGTAATTGTTGCACACTTAGAAAGATAGTACATTGCCTCTTCATCATTTTTTGATGTTTTTACATTTTCAAATTCATCTAAGAATAATTTTAAATATTTTACCTTTAATGGAGTAATATAAATTTCTGTGCCATCAAAGAGTTCTATGGTTGAGGTTTTGTATATTTCTGTAGGCATTATATAAGTATACCAAACAGAAAGGCCCAACCCCGAAGGATTGAGCCTCTCGTATATTAAGTTGTATTATGCTGCTGGGATAGTGCGGTCTACGATCTTACCGTATGACGCAGAATCATTTGGAAGAAGACGGAATGATACTTCGAACATTGTCGCTTCATCTCTCTTTGCAGAT